AATATGCCATCTTAGCTCAACTGGTAGAGCAACCGTCTTGTAATCGGTAGGTTGGAGGTTCGATTCCTCCCGGTGGCTCCAGAGATGCCCGGTGTATGCCGGACAAAGCATCATCTTGTGGTGGTGCTTTATATGCCGAGTGCAGCAGCAGAAGCGAAAGCGGCGGCCATGGACAACGCCGTGGACGTGTGGCGGCTCAATACCGCCTCCCAGCTCCACGAAGATGAGTGTGAAAGGGTGAAGGTGCTGTGCTGAAGTCTTGTCCATATTGCGGGATGATTCATCCGGCTGGTTTTATTTGCCCTAAAAAGCCAGAGCGGGGTAAGAAACGGTCGAGCAAGGCGGATCACTTCCGGAAGAGTTGGGCCTGGCAGCGCAAGCGCATCCAGATCCTGAAGAGGGATTTTTACCTTTGCCGTGCGTGCAATGCGGGAGGATACGGAGTGCTTGGGGTGCCTGGGGTAAACCAGGACTTATCGGTTCACCACATCGAGCCACTGGAGGAGCGGTTCGACTTGAGGCTGGAGAATGACAATTTGGTCACCTGCTGTTCGCGTCATCATGAGATGGCAGAAGCAGGGAAGATACCGCGGGAGTACCTGCATGCGCTGGCCCAGGTATCCCCCCGGTGGGGGGCCATTACATGGGGCGGCTCGTGTCAAGACCGACTGCGGCCCCCTGGGCACAAGGAAGTTTAGAAATGAGATTTTAGGGGGAGGGAGTGCGCCAGATGGGGGGAAGGCCCGCAAAATCGGTGAAAGTGAAGACCGGGGCGATCGCCAGCAATGACGCGGCGGTCCGCACGTCTGTAGAGGACAAGCTGCGCGGGGAGGCGGTGAAGCCGGAGCCCCCGGCTGGGCTCACCGCCGGTCAGGCGGAGATTTTCCGGTTTATCGTGGACGGCCTGGCTGCCGGAGAGATCCTAGGCCGGATGGATGTGTTCGCGCTGGAGAGCACGGCCGTTGCCGTGGACCGGCTGCGGACGATCAACGGCATGATCGACGAGGACCCGGATCTGCTGCTTAACAGCGCATTGCAGAGCAGTCGGGCAAAGTATCAGAGCGATCTGTGGCGGGGGTGCAGCGAGCTGTGCCTGTCACCGCAGGCCAGGGCAAAGCTGGGCGGCCTGGCCGCACAAAAGGCGAAGGAGAGCAGGGACCCCCTGATGGAGGCCCTGGCGGCCGATGATTGAATCGAGCCGCGCTTATCAGTACGCCAAGTGGTGCTCGCAGCGGGGCAATCAGAAGGTCGGACGGTATGTAAAGCTCCAGGCGAAAGCTTGGCTGAAGATTGCCGACGGGAAGCACAAGGAGGCATACGTCAGCGAGCCGGCGTACCGGAAGATCTGCCGTCTGCTCGGCCTGATGGTCCATCCAGACCTGCACTGCACCATGGACAAGGGCCTGGAGGACTATGCCTGGTTCCTGATCGTAGCGGTGTTCTGTACGCTTCGCCGGGAGGACGACAGGCGGTTCTATGAGACGGCGCTGTTGGAGATCGCCAGAAAGAACTTCAAGACCTTCAACAGCGCGGTGATCTTTATCATCGGGCTGCTGACGGAGCCCCGCTTCTCCCGGTTCTTCTCCGTGGCGCCGGATTACAAACTGTCCTCGGAGCTGCGGCTGGCGGTACGGAAGATCATCAAGGTTTCGCCGGCGCTGGTGAAGCACTTCAAGGTCACGAGGGACATGATCACCTGCCTGGTCACAGAGACCGAATACATGCCCCTGGCGTACTCAAACGACGGCATGGATGGACGCCTGGCCAATATCTTTCTGGCGGATGAGGCGGGCGCGCTGGACAGCTACCCGGTGGAGGCCATGCGGTCCTCCCAGATCACGCTGGCCAATAAGCTGGGTATCATCATCTCCACCCAGTACCCGAACGACAACAACGTCCTCACCGACGAGATCGATATCGCCAAAAAGGTCCTGGACCGGGTCCTGGACAGGGAGAACGTGTTTTCCCTGCTCTACGAGCCGGATGACGCCCTCCGGAAGCAGTGGGAGACCAACGACCTGGTTCTCTACCAGGCGAACCCCGTCGCAGTCAACAATACCGGGGTGCTCCGGGCCATCAAGGATCTGCGCTCCATGGCGGTCCTGTATGAGAACAAGCGGGAAAACTTCCTGTGTAAGCACTGCAACATCATGTACAAGGGCCTGGGTGTGGAGGGCTACATCGATACGCAGAAGGTCATGCAGTGCCGGCGGCGGGAGGATCTCAGCTTCTGGAGCGGTCGGCGGGTCTGGGTGGGCCTGGATCTGGCGCAGTCTGACGATAACACAGCCGTATCCATGGTCACGGTCGAGGGCGACATGCTTTACGCTAAGGCATGGGGGTTTATCCCGTCTGGGCGGATCGAAATCAAGGCCACGAAAGAGGACGTGGACTACAAGAGGCTGATCACTGCTGGAAACTGCTTTGCCTGCGGGGATGAGGTCATCGACTACGGCTTTGTGGAACGGTTCATCCTATCGCTGCAGGAGAAGTACGGGGTAGAGATCGTGCAGGTGGGATACGACCGGTACAACGCCATCTCCACGGTGCAAAAGCTGGAAGCGGCGGGGATCGAGTGTGTCGAGGTCAAGCAGCACTCCTCCGTGCTCCATGCCCCGACGAAGCTGCTGCGGGAGAAAGTGCTCCAAAGGCAGTTCCAATACGATGAAAACCGGCTTCTGGAAATAAATTTTCAGAATGCCAGATGTACAGAAGACACAAACCTGAACAAATACGTAAACAAAAAACGGTCGGCGGGCAAGGTTGATATGGTCATGGCCACCATCGACGCCGTGTATTTGGTTCAGGTTGATCTGCTGACGAATGCTCAGATGAGCTGGGGCATCCAGGTATTGTGAGGAGGTGACAGGCCATAGGCTTTTGGAGTTTGCTAAGGGGGAGAGAGGAACGGAGGGTGGTCCAGGAAACGGTTCTGAACGAGGCGCAGATGGACACGGCGCTGCGGGCAATTTTAGGCGGCACCAAGGTTACCGTAAAAAATGTGCTGAACATCCCGGCAGTCAGCAGTAGCGTGGGATTTATTGCAGGGACCATCGCCTCACTGCCTATCCGGCTCTACCGGACGGAGGGCGGGAACTCCGTGGAGGTTACGGGCGATTACCGCCTCCGGCTCCTGAACGAGGAGACCGGTGACTTACTGGATGCTTTTCAGTGGAAATGTACGCTCGTGCGGGACTACCTGCTCACCGGGAACGGATACACCTATGTCAACTGGGCCGGAAACCGCATCGACGGCCTGTACTATGTTGACCCTATGCAGGTGAGCGTGGAGATAGGCGCAGACCCAATCTATAAGACCGCCAGGTTTTACATTGGAGGGGCACGCTACTTCTCTTGGCAGGTGTTCAGGATGCTTCGCAACACCAAGGACGGGGCCGTCGGCTGCGGGGTAGTGGAAGAAAGCCCCACACAGTTGGAAACGATGCTGAATACCCTGCGTTATGAGAACCACATGGTGCGTACGGGCGGGAAAAAGGGCTTCTTGAAAGCAAAAAACCGGCTGGCCACAGATGTGATCCAACAACTAAAAAACAGTTGGCGGAATTTGTACGGCAATGACTCAGAGGAATCCGTTGTGGTACTGAATGACGGCATAGAGTTCCAGGACGCCAGCCAGACTGCGGTGGAAAGTCAGCTCAACGAGAATAAAACCACCAATGATCACGAGATTTTTAAGATTTTCCACATTGTCCCCTCTGTTTTGGAGGGCGGCGCTACTGCCGAGGATCTGAAAAACACCGTCAGATTTGCGATTCAGCCAGTAGTCAAGGCTCTCCAGACGGCAATCAATCGATATTGTCTGCTGGAAAGCGAGAAGGAGGCATTTTCTTTTGAGATCGACCTGGATGTTTTGGACAACACGGACATGCTGTCCCGCTATCAGGCTTACGAGGTAGCCGTCAGGAACGGGTGGATGCAACTGGATGAGGTCAGATATGATGAGGGCCGGAATCCGCTGGGCCTGAAATTTATTCGCCTTGGATTGGATACCGTCATCTACGATCCGGAATCCAAAATGATCTATACGCCCAATACCAAGGAATGGGCAACCATTGAGCAGAAAGGAGGAGGTGAGCCGATTGCAGATTGAGATTCGGGCAGACAAGAAGAGCATGGCAGTCCGGGGCTATGTCAATGTAGTTGGGCGGGACTCCCGGGTACTCCACGACAAAACCGGGCCGTATGTGGAGCAGATCATGCCCGGCGCCTTCGCCAAAGCACTGGTCGCCAACAGCAATGTGGAGCTCCGTTTCAACCACCGGAAGGTTCTGGACAATGAGGACATGGAGCTCCGGGAGGACAACATCGGCCTGAAGGCCAGCGTGGTCGTGACCGACAACGATGTCATCGCTGCAGCCGAACGCAAGGAACTGCGCGGCTGGTCCTTCGGTTTCGTAAAACAGAAGGATCACTGGAAGACCGATGAGGATGGTACCAGGCACCGGTTCGTGGATGAACTGGAGCTGCGGGAGATATCCATCCTGGATAAGACGCCGGCCTATATCGCCACCAGCATTGAGACCCGGGGGGAAGAGGAAATCCTGGTGGAGTTCCGGGCTGATCAGCCGCTGGAGGACGGGGTGGATTACATCCGGCAGACGGAGACCACCACGGAAACCAAGACCACGACACTGACCCCGGGCGATGAGAGCACCATGTTCTGCGCCCAGAAGACCATCGAAATCTATAAGCTGAAAAGGAGAATGTGATTATGCCGTTCAACCTGAAGAAACTGTCCGAGCGCCGGGTGGAGCTGATGACTCAGCTGGAGAACCTGGTCAAGACCTGTGAGACCGAAACCCGCGCCTTCAACGAGGAGGAGCAGAAGCAGTACAGTGATATTCTGGCCGAGGTGCGCTCCATCGACGCCACGCTGGACGCTGCGGATCAGGGCGCCGCTCTGCAGAGAGTGGAGCGCCGGGCTGCCGGCGGCCAGAAGGAGAATCCCTCCCAGGAGGAGATGGAGACCCGGGCCTTTGAGTGCTATATCCGCGGCGTCTCCGCCGATGTGGAGACCAGAGCTGCTGTCAACATGACCGTGGGTGATAACGGCGCCGTAATCCCTACCTCCATCGCCAACAAGATCATTGAGATGGTCAAGGAGATCTCTCCCCTGTACCAGCTGGCCACCCACTATGATGTCGGCGGCACGCTGACCATTCCCAGCTACGATGAGTCCACCCAGAAGATCACCATGGCCTATGCCACTGAGTTCACGGCTCTGACCTCCAGCTCTGGCAAGTTCACCAGTATTTCTCTGGGCGGCTTCTTGGCTGGCGCCCTGACCAAGGTGTCCATGTCCCTGGTGAACAACTCCAAGTTCGATATCGTGTCCTATGTCATCCGAAAGATGGCGGAGGCCGTATCCGAGTGGATCGAGAACGAACTGATCAACGGTACTGACAGCAAAATCGAGGGTCTTTCCAAGATCGAAGCTGTTGTGACAGCTGCGGCCGCCACCGCCGTCACCGCCGATGAGCTCATCGACCTGCAGGAGAGCATCCCCGACAAGCTGCAGCCCGGCTGTATCTGGGTGATGAGCCGGGCTACCCGCAAGGCTATCCGGAAGCTGAAGGACGGGGACGGCAACTACCTGCTGAACAAGGACGCTACTTCCAAGTGGGGCTACAGCCTGTTCGGCCACGATGTCTATGTCTCTCAGAGTATGCCCGACATGGCCGCCGGCAAGCGGGCGGTGCTCTACCTGGATCCCACCGGTCTAGCTGTGAAGGCCGCCGAGAATCCCAGCGTGCAGGTGCTCCGGGAGAAGTTCGCCGATGAGCACGCCATTGGTGTCATCTGCTGGATGGAGGTAGACTCCAAGGTGGAGAACAAGCAGAAGGTCGCCGTCCTGGCCATGGGCGCTGACGCTTGAACAGGGTGATCGGCTATGAAGAACTATCGGGCGGCCGTGAGCTTCGCCGGACAGGTCAGCATGGCGGCCGGTGAGGTCAGGGAGATTCCGGAGGATCTTGCGGCCCCGCTGTTGCGCTGCGGGTACCTGAAGGAGGCGGATCAGGAGGGCGAAAAGCCCTCCGCCTCCCCCAGTAAACCGGTTCGAAAGAAGTGAGGTGAACCGCCGTGAAGCCGAGTCAGCTTACGCCCCAGGACGTGGCCGCCTTTGCACGTCTGATCGTGGAAAAGGCCGAGTATGACGAGCTGAGCGACGCCGAGAAGCAGGGCTGCGCTATGGCGTTGGAAGCCGCCAAGTCCTACGTTGCAGGCTATACTGGCCTGGATATCGAGACGACAGAGTTGGAGGATATAGCTTATGCGGTGCTCGTCATTGCAACGGAAATGCTGGATAACCGCCAAATGACGGCCCAGTATACCGGGCAGAATCCCACCGCGATGCAGATTTTGAATATGCATAGCACCAATCTGCTGCCGACCGTGTCCGACTTGGACACATCCGGGGCTGGGGAGGTGTGAGGCAATGGCAAAGCGGGCGAATGCCGGTGAGCTGCGCACCAAGATCATGGTCTTTGACCTCCTGCGGGGTGAGCACGGCGAGGTGGAGCTGGGGCCGGACGGCTATCCGGCTTCAAAGCCGGTCAATGTGTTCGGGGAAGGGAAAACCAGGTACTGCAAATGGGTGAACGCCTGGGGCACCGAGGTCTACACGGCCCGCCAGGCGGGGGTGACCGAGCCAGCCACCCTCACCCTGCGGTATACCCCGTTAATCACCACCACCTGCATCATCTACCGTGGGACAGATCCCAAGCCCTACGAGGTGATCTCCGTCAACGACGTGGAGAACCGCCACGCCTGGCTGGAGGTCAAAGTGCAGCGGAAGGGGGCGGTGAGATGACCCTCAACCAGCGCATCATTCAGGCCCTGAAGCCCTTGGGCCTGCCGGTGGTTCCGGACGTGGACACTCTGCACCGGCCCCGCTGCCTGGTGTTCAACTACGACCTGATCCCGGCTCAGCCCGCAGATAACCGCCCCACTTGGTACAAGGCACTGATCCAGGTGCATCTGTACCTCCCCCTCGAGAACGACGGAAGGGAAATCCGGAGACAGGTGCTGGAGGCGTTGGTGGATGCCGGTATGACGTGGCCCGAGATCATCGACGCCACAGACGAGAAGACCCAACACAAGGTATTCGAGTGCGAGACACTCGTTGGAAAGGATGATTTGTAAATGGCAGGGAAAACCCGCAGTAAGGCCGCCGGCTACCACGGCGTGCAGAACATGAAGTTTGCACCCAAGAAGTCCGGCACCTATGATACCACGCTCCTGGACATGAAGTATGCCCAGAGCATCAACCCCTCCGCGCTGCTGGAGGCCGCGGAGCAGTACGCGGATAACCGCCTGGTGTGCCGTGTGCCCAGCGACACCGGCTACGAGGGTGAGGTGGGTACCACCGCCCCCGACCCGGAGCTGGAGAAGGCGGCCGGCTTCGCGCTGGAGGGCGCAAACGGCCTGATTACCACCAACATCGCCAGCTACCTCCGGGGCGCCCTGTACTATGAGTTCCTGGAGCTGGACGAGGACGGCAAGCAGTCTGTGGTCAAGTGCTGGATGTTCAACGTGGAGATCGGCAAGGGCTCCGCTACCTATACCACGGCCAAGGGCAGCGTGGAGTTCGGCGCCTATTCCTATCCCTTCCGGGCCTATGGAGATCCGCTGAAGGACTCCGAGGGCACTGACGACTACAAGGACGAGCGCGGTGTGGGCCGGACGGCGTATCTGTATACCTGCCGGCCAGACGATACGGGCTATGCGGCCTTTGGGGATACGGTGCCGGTGCCCAAGGTAGCGGCAGCGCCTGGGCCTTAACCGTGTATGAGATGGAGCTGGGCGGGG